CTTACGACCACCGGGGCTAACCCGGCCGTGAGATCAGTTAGAGGGCGACTCCCAAAGCGCGTGATGCGTGTTAATAGCACCAAGTCTCTAGGGGTTCGACTCACCACCGAACCCTGCTCGTCCTCCTGTCGGTGGAATTTTAAATTAAAACCATGACAAAATTATCTTATATAAAGACAAAGTTGCCCGGATCTAATGTAAAACCCGCCGTGCAGAAAAGGGTCACGCGAAATGAAGTCGGTTACATCAGCAAGAAGATGTTACCCCTTTATTTCCGTGTCCTCTCGTGAATTTTCTCACAAGACAAGAAGGTATGCCTTCGGTTCGCAAGATCAATTCTGTCGATTTGAGATCATAATGGAGCGGTCCATTTGGTCTCTTATCTAAAGCTTTGTTTCTTGCTTGTCCAAAAGTATACATCAGGAAATAACGTTGAGTCCACGAATGGCTTTCCGTTATCCCTGGTCGGAGGTCTACCGCGTATCATTCCTGGGCCCTTGCGGAGTGAAATCCGTAAGGATAACCCAGTTGCGATACGTATGGTTCTTACATCTTTGGCGGTTTTCAGGATTATCAAGTGTCCCGGAAAGCTTAAGTTGGAAACGATCACCGGTCCCTTTACGGGGATCAGTGAGACGCTTCCGGACTATGAGCTGTCCCGGGCCTTGCGTTCGATCTTTGGTCGTGCGAAGTCTTTAAAAGACTTATCGGCACCAAAGCATCTTTTCCTGATGGCCGCTGGCCCCAACTCCTCGGTGTCCTGAAAAGGTACATGATTGGACATCATGGCCTGATCAAAATCACCCTTACTCCCCATTCTAACTGAATTTATTCAGGTGAGTGGGTGAAAGGAAACTAGTTTTGCCCAAACATTGGCGGATGAAATCCGTTATTGTTCGGAACTAGGCTCGGTATGAGAATACCCAGTCCTAGGGAGACTAGCTCAAAAGGAGGAGGCGGCTGGTAAGATTAGAGTCTTCGCCATAACTGATAGTATAACTCAAGCGTTACTCCATCCTCTTCATGAGTTCCTCTTTGGGATGCTTCGGAAGCTTCCCACAGACGGAACTTTTGATCAGGGTGCACCGCTAGATCGATTATTGGACCTAAAGCGACGAGGGGAATTTGGTCCCTCGAAGTTTTGGTCTTATGATCTATCAGCGGCCACGGATCGTTTACCGGCCCGTCTCCATGCACAAGTGTTAAGCTTGTTGTTTGGGGACGCCCAGTATGGCGATCTTTGGAGACGCTTACTTTGTGATAGGCCCTGGAACGGGCTGTTCTACAAAGTGGGTCAACCGATGGGAGCTTTGAGTTCCTGGGCTATGCTCGCTGTGACACATCATACGATTGTGTCAGTGGCGGCTAGTCGGGTAGGGATCAAGGATTTTGATCACTACGCCCTCCTGGGTGATGACATTGTCATTGCCCACGATGCAGTTGCTCAAAGTTACCATACTCTGATGACAGAGATCCTGGGGGTGGAGATTAATCTCTCCAAATCCCTCGTTTCCTCTACTCATTTTGAGTACGCCAAGAGATTGGTGTCGGTTGACCACGAGTTAAGTCCGTTAGGACCAGCGAATATCCTTATCTACTTCCGTTCTCCGTATGGGATAATCTCCATACTTCGAGACGCAGTTGCTAAGGGTTTCGTTCTTGATGAACCAATCTGGGATAGTATGTCTCAGACCCTTCCATTATATGGAAAGCGTCTAGCATCTAAACTAGAGTGGGTAATCAAAGGTCCTTTCGGGTTGGTTCCCACTGAAGCAGGTTTATCGTCTCAATTGAGACTGCATAACGCGCTTACTCCAGTCGATATTGACATGTTGTCTTCATCGATTGACCACACAATTCATTCGGAGAATGTGCGGCGTTGGGAGAACTCTCTGGCTACCTTTAATAAGGTAGTGAGAGCGTTTGAACTTAGAGTTCCAGTGGATACTTACTTGACCTATGGCCGAGCGCATTCACAAACTGACGACCGAAGTCGGTTGCCCCGTATCTGGGGTGAATATCCGGATTTTCGCCGGTATTCTGTGAATGACTCTCGTCTTTTCTTCCTTATGCGTGAAACCATCCTTTCGATGGAGGATCGCATATTGGAAGATAAGCCAGTACGGAGATTCCTCTTTAACGGGCCCCTAGTGATGACGAATCACTATAGGGCGGATTGACTCAAGACAGTAATGTCTTGAATCTGTTCCAAAATCCATGATTGGGAAGTAATTGTCCCAGCCATGGATCCGTTTAAGGCAGATCCGTTATCTAATACTACTCGATCCCACCAAAGAGGTTATTACTTCTTTCGGCCGGTGCATCGGGAGTTCTTAGATCGTAAGTTAACCCTTCGAAGACGGTACTAGATTCCACTAGTACTCCTTCTGTCGGATTTTACACACGAGGGTCGCGATTTGACCAATTAAATCGGGTCAGATAGGTACCGAGCCAGTCGCATCGAACTCACCGGAGGGTAAACAATACTCCCCGAGGTGGGTGGTGCGGCTAGAAGGTCCCTTGTCTCGTCATCGCGTTTCACCGCGAGCGGACCCCTAAGGGGGGCGACAGGGGAACTGGGTTGTAATGGCCCAG